GATAAATTTAAAAAGGGCAGGGGTAAATTTGCTAAAGTAAATTTATCGTTTAAAAAATAATTAAGATTTTAGTCGTCAATTTAATGTATTATTTTAGAAATAATATAAAAATGTATTGTCAGTTTTTATCTTTTTCGATATACTTCGGTCATAAAAGCATTAGTATTATTTTTAAAATAATACAGAAAGGGGCACCTTGAAATGATAAAAATAAGCGACATATCTGAGATAAAAACTGGTCTAGTTTTAATCCGCAAAAAGGCGGACAAAAACGTAGATGAGAAATTTAGCTATAAAGTAGTCTCGCTAAAGTCCTTTAACGAAAATGCGCTTTTTGATGACACATTTGCCGATGAGTTCATATCAAGCGAAAAAATAAGCGATGAGTATAAAGTGAGCCGTGGCGATGTTTTGTTGCGGCTTAGAGAGCCAAATTTCGCCGTTTATATAGACAAGGACTACGATGATCTTATCTACACATCTTTGATGGTTCGCATAAGGGTTAAAAGCGATCAATTTGATCCGCATTTTGTGGCGCACTATCTAAACAGCAGCGCCGTTAAAAGAGCCCTTGCGCCAGATGTTTCAGGCACTGCTATAGCAATGATAGGTGTTGCAAACATAAATAATCTAAAAATACCGCTTGTAAATTTGCAAACTCAAAACAAGATAGTAAAATACCTAAATTTAGCTCGCCAAGAGAGCGAAATTTTACAAAATTTGATAGCTGCAAAGCAAAAATACCACAAAAGCATATTTGAAAATTTAATAAAAGAGGAGAACTAAGATGCAAAAGACCACACAAGATACCATAAATAACGTAGTTTGGAAGGCTTGCGACACATTTCGCGGCACGATGGATGGAAGCGACTATAAAGACTATGTTTTAACGATGCTTTTTGTTAAGTATCTATCTGATTTTTATAAAGAAAAGCTTGAGCAACTAAGAGCTGAATACGGCGAGAAGAACGAGAGGATCGAAGCAAAGCTAAAGAAAGAGAAATTTAAGCTTGATGAGAGTTGCACCTTTGAGTATCTTTTGGCGCACAAAGAGGCTGCAAATTTAGGCGAGATAATGAACAAAACGCTAGAAAAGATCGAAGAAGACAACAAAGATAAGCTTGAGGGCATCTTTAGAAGCATCGACTTTAACAACAAAAACAAGCTTGGCGACACAAAAGAGAGAAACGCTATCTTGCAAAATTTGCTCGAGGATTTTAGTGACGCTAGGCTAGATCTTCGCCCTTCTATGCTTGAGGGCAACGACATAATAGGCGACGCATATGAGTATCTTATAGCTTACTTTGCAAGTGACTCTGGCAAAAAAGGCGGAGAGTTTTACACGCCAAGCGAGGTTTCGACGCTTCTTGCAAAGCTGGTTGAGCCAAAAGAGGGCGATATGATCTACGATCCTACTTGCGGTTCGGGTTCACTTCTTATCAAGGCTTCAAAAGAGATCGGCAGCAAAAATTTCCGCCTTTATGGACAGGAGAAAAACGGACAAACTCACGCACTTTGCAAGATGAATATGTTCTTGCACGAGATAAATGATGCGGTGATCGAGTGGGGTGACACGATCAGAAACCCGCTTCATCTACAAGATAACCTTATAAAGACATTTGATATAGTCGTGGCAAATCCCCCTTTTAGCCTAGATAAATGGGGCTCTGACTTTGCTCTAAACGATCCTTTTATGAGATTTGCCAGTTATGCTTTGCCGCCAAAGAGCAAGGGCGACTACGCATTTGTCGTACACATGATAAAAAGTCTAAACAATAACGGCAAAATGGGCGTCGTGCTTCCGCATGGAGTACTATTTCGCGGAGCAAATGAAGGCAAGATCCGCCAAAAGCTGATCGAAGAAAATTTACTTGACGCCGTCATCGGACTACCGGCAAATTTATTTTATGGCACGAGCATCCCTGCTTGCATACTTGTTTTTAAGAAAAACCGCTCAAACGAAGATGTGCTATTTATCGATGCTAGCAAGGAATTTGAAAAAGGCAAAAACAAAAACTCTCTAACCGAGCAAAATATCAAAAAGATAGTCACTACTTATAAAAACAGAAGCGAGATAAAAAAATACTCCCACCTAGCAAGCCTTAGCGAGATAAAAGATAACGACTACAACCTAAACATCCCTCGCTACGTCGATACTTTTGAAGAAGAAGAGCTTGTGGATATCGAGGCTACAAAGGCTGAGATTTCACGCCTAGAAGCCGAGCTAAAAAGTGTTCAAAGCAAGATGAGCGACTATCTTGCGGAGCTTGGGTTATGAGCGAATTTAAAAATTTACCAAGCGGATGGAAGGTCGTGAGGCTTGGGGATGTTTGTGATTTTTACAAGGGAAAGGGAATTTCAAAAGATGATATATCTGAAAATGGGATTTCTTGCATAAGGTATGGTGAGCTTTATACGACGTATAGCGAAAGGATAGACGAAATTTATTCAAAAACAAATTTAAATCCTAGTGAATTATTTTTGAGTAAATGCAATGATATTATTATTCCGTGTTCTGGTGAAACAGCGCAAGATATTGCAAAAGCTTCATGTGTTTTACTTGATGGTATTGCTCTTGGCGGAGATTTAAATGTTTTGCGAACTCGTGAAAATGGTATTTTTTTATCTTATTACTTAAACGTTATTGCTAAAAAAGATATCGCCAAAATAGCACAAGGTGTATCAATAGTCCATTTGTATGCTTCTGAGCTGAAAAATTTAAAAATAAAAATTCCATCAGTAGATGAGCAAAAAAAGATAGTGGAAATTTTATCTACTTGGGACGAGGCTATAAATTTGACTATAAATTTGATAGAAAGCAAAAAGCAGTTTAAAAAAGCCCTTATGCAAAATTTACTCACAGCCAAGATACGCTTTCCCCAGTTCAAAGAAAAGTGGAAAGAAATAAAGCTTGGTGAAATTTGCGAAATACAAACTGGAAAGTTAAATGCAAATGCTATGATACAAGGTGGAAGGTATAAATTTTTTACTTGCGCAAAAGAGGTTTTTGAAATAGATGATTACGCATTTGATACAGAGGCTATTCTTGTTTCAGGCAATGGAGAAAATGTAGGGTATATACATTATTTTAATGGTAAATTTAATGCGTATCAAAGAACGTATGTGTTGGATAAATTTACAGAGAATATTTTATTTATAAAATATTTCTTAGAATTTGCCCTTAAAAGAAAAATAGAAATAGAGAAAAAGGATGGAAATACGCCATATATAGTCTTATCAACGATATTTGGTTTTATTGTAAAGCTTCCAAATTTAAAAGAGCAACAAAAAATCGCAGAGGTTTTAACGGCTTGCGATGATGAGATAAATTTACTAAATTTAAAGTTAGAAAATTTGAAAAAACAAAAACAAGGCTTGATGCAAAAACTACTAAGCGGAAAGGTTATTGTATGGTTAAAAAATATAGCATCTTGTTAAAAGTTAACAATAAGCTCGAGATAAGTAGGGTTAATTTATGAAAGAAATTATAAGCAAATACTACATCTCAGTCATTGAGTTTTTTATTTTTGTGTTCGGTATTGTATTAACCTTGGTTGTAGAAGGAAAATTTGAAGACTATATTCCTTATACCAAAAAACATCCACTAAATTCCATAGTTATTGTTGTTGTTATTCTTTTGGTGTTATTTGTTGTAAAAATCATGCATGAAATCAAAAAGTATAATGCAGAAGAAGAATTATTGAAAGCAAGCAAAGAAAATACCTTTTGGCAAAATTTAATTTCAAATTTTAAGTACCAAATTTCAAAACCTTTAGAAGATGAATTGTGTAAAGTATTTAAAGAGCTCAAATTGGATAGTCAATATAGGATCACCGTTTATACACATACATCTGATATATTTTTTTCTATTGGCAGATATTCAGAAAATCCTAGTTTCAAAAAATTTGGGAGAATAGCAATTAGTGATAAAAATGAGCTAATATTTAGGGCCTGGGAACAACAGGGTGAACTGATAGAAAAAGTAAAACCAAATAAAACACTAATTATGAAATCTGTTAAAATAGCTGTGAAATTTTTATATGAGAAAAATGAAGAGAGCCCAAAAAAAGATAGATTTGGTATAGTTGTTTTTGAAACTACGAAAAATAAGGATAATAAAATAGTCCCAAATAATTTAGAAAAAGCAACAAAGATTATACAGAAGTTTTTTGACAGTAATTGGAATATAAAGCAGGATTTAAATTTTGCAACAGAGGAAGGTTTTTGATGGAGATTGTAGATTTAGCCAAATATATTTTAGAAAATTATCCATATCCTAATGAGCTATCAAAAGCAAGGTTAAATAAGATTATCTATTTAGTAGATTGGAGAAGTGTATTGATACATAATAGACAATTAACAAATATAGAGTGGAAATATAATCATTATGGTCCATATGTAGATATAATTAAAAAACAAATACAAGCAGATAGTAGATTTAAAATAGATAACACTACCAACTTTTATGGAAATCCAAAGGAGTTAATTACGCTTGTTGAATATAATGGTTTTTTAAGTCCTAATGAAGATGAAAAGCAAGTTATAGATTTTGTTATAGAAAAAACCAAGAAGTACAATTGGGGTGACTTTATAAAACTTGTGTATTCTACGTATCCTATTATTTCACAACCACAAGGAAGTAATCTTAACTTAATAGAACTATCCAAAGAATACAAGGCACTTTTACGTGATAAAAATGGAGCAAAAAATGACCCCAGATACTTCAGAAAATAAGATCCAGCAAAATAGCATAAATTTACTTCAAAGCTTGGGCTATAAATTTATAAGTAGGGAGGAAAATTTAAAGCTTCGAGGCGGTAAAACTAGCGAGGTTTTGTTTAGAGAAATTTTAACCAAAAAGCTTGGCGAGATAAACGGCTATGAGTATAAGGGCAAGAGGTATAAATTTAGCCAAAGTAGCGTTTTAAAAGCGGTCGATGAGCTAGCTAGGGTATCTTTAAACGAAGGGCTAATGGTCGCAAACGAAAGGATCACAAATTTACTCTTGCTTGGCACCAGTTTGGAGGAAAATTTAGAAGATGGGACGAGAAGAAGCTTCTCTTTTAAATTTATAGACTTTGAAAATTTGCAAAACAACGACTTTTACGTAACGGAAGAATTTGAAGTAAGTAGAGTAAGCCAGAGCGATGCACAAAAACACAGAAGGCCTGATCTTGTGCTTTTTATAAACGGCATACCAATAGTCGTGATCGAGCTTAAAAAATCAAGCGTGAGCTTTGAAAACGGCATAAAGCAGCTTGAAAAAGAGCAGTGCAAAGATGAGATAGCGCACCTTTTTAAATATATCCAACTAACTATCGCGGCAAACGGCAGTGGAGCAAGATACGGTACTACTGGCACGCCGTTTAAATTTTATAGTGTGTGGAAAGAGCAAGATGAAGCTAAGGCAAAAGAGAGCTTAAAGAGCTTGATAAATGGTAGAGAGGTGAGCGCGCTTGATATAACGCTCTTTGCGCTACTATCTAAAGATAGGCTGCTAAGGCTAGTTAGGCACTATATAGTGTTTGATAAGAAAATGAAAAAGGTTTGCCGCTATCAGCAGTTTTTCGCTATCGAAGAGACGCTAAAAAGAGTATCAATGATAAAGGACGGCGTAAGAGCGGGCGGACTCATCTGGCACACGCAAGGAAGCGGCAAGTCGCTCACGATGGTGATGCTAACAAAGCTTTTAAAGCAAATTTATATAAACTCAAAGATCATCATAGTAACTGATAGGATAGATCTAGACGGGCAGATACACGATACCTTTGAAAACACGGACGTAAAAGCAGGACGAGCAAGTAGCGGAAGCGATCTGATAGAAAAGCTACAAAGCGGCGTTAGCGTGATAACTACGCTTGTGCATAAATTTGAAAAGGTGAAAAACCAAAAGGTAGTGATAAGAGATGGTGATATATTTGTGCTGGTAGATGAGAGCCACCGCACGCAAGGCGGCGATCTGCATAAGGCTATGAAAAAGGCGTTGCCTCTTGCTTGTTATATAGGATTTACTGGCACGCCGCTTTTAAAACGTGAGAAAAACAGCTTTGCGAAATTTGGCGGAGAAATTCATAGATATACGATAGATGACGCTGTAAAAGACGGAGCCGTCTTGCCGCTACTCTACGAGGGGCGATATGTTGGTCAAGAGGTGCTAGACCCTGAGGGGCTAACTAGGAAATTTGATCTCATATCAAGAGAGCTTGGCGATGAGGCTAAGAGGGACTTGCAGCAAAAGTGGGCGAGGTTTGAGCGTGTGGCATCAAGCGAGCAAAGGCTAGAGCTAATAGCCGTTGATATAAATGAGCACATCAAAAAGACTTTGAAAAAAAGTGGCTTTAAAGCGATGCTGGCAACGCAAAGAAAATATGACGCCATAAAATATCATGAGATATTTGAAGAATTTGGAGAGATAAAAAGCGCCTATGTGATATCAAGCAACGAGCACGAGGAACTTGAGGGCGGTCATAAAGAGTATGTCGCAAAAGCGTGGCAAGAGACTATAAAAGACTATGGCAGCGAGGAGGCGTATCTAAAGTACGTAAAAGACGAATTTATTTATGGCGACGAGATAGATTTGCTTATCGTCGTGGATAAGCTTTTGACGGGATTTGATGCGCCAAGAGCAAGTACACTTTATATAGATAAACAGCTAAAAGAGCATAATTTGCTTCAAGCAATAGCTAGAGTAAATAGGCTTTATGACGGAAAAGATTATGGATATATTATTGATTATAGAGGGCTTTTAGGTGAGCTTGATCAGGCGCTTACTAGCTATGCTTCGCTAAGTGGCTTTGACCCAGAAGATATAACTGGAGCTGTGATAGACGTAAGAAGTGAGATCATAAAGGCTAAGACTTACTATGCTCATCTAGACGATCTTTTTAGCGGCGCGAAATTTAAAGATGATCTGGAGAGCTACGTGGCGGTTTTAGAGGACGCGCAAAAACGAGATGACTTTAAAGAGTGGCTATCACAGTTTGCTAGGGCGTTTAAACTAGCGCTTTCAAGTGAGAAAATTTCTGATATCTTAAGCGAAGAGGAGATCAAAACTTATAAGCAAAGGGTTAAATTTTATAACGGGCTAAGAAAGACTGTGCAACTAAGGTATCACGAGGCTTGCGACTTTGGCAAATACGAATTGCAGATGCAAAAACTGCTCGATACTTACGTAAATGCACAAGGGGTCAATGAGCTTACGAAGCTCGTAAATATCTTTGAGACGGAATTTGACGATGAGGTGCAAAGGGTTGAGGGCAAAAACGCAAAGGCTGATACTATCATCAGCGCCGTAAGCGCGGTGGTAAAAGAGAAAATGGACTCAAATCCAGCGTTTTATAAATCAATAGCACAGCAGATACAAGATATCATCGACGAGTACAAGGCAAAAAGGCTAAGCGAAGAGGAAAAGCTTGCCAAAGCAAAACAGCTAAAAGACCTCATAACTGGCGCTTTAAAGCCAAATGAAGATAGGTATCCAAAAGATTTTAATGGTAAGAAAATTTTGTTTGCTATTTTTGATAATTTGCTTGATATTTTGGGCGATGTGGGGCTTGCGGATGTCGAGACGGTCGCTAAAAATTTGAGCCTGAAATTTTATGAAATTTACGAAAAAGCCTCAAAAAAACCGGAATGGCACAAAAATAAAGACGTAGAAAACGAGATAACAAGCCAGATGGAAGATGCTCTTTGGGAGATAGAGGACGAATACGACGTTTCTATCGATGAAAATGAGAAAATTTACCAAACTATCCGAGGCATATGGATAAGTTTTTATGCTTGAAAGCGTAAAAATCGTCCGAAAAGACGTAAAAAATATCACTTTAAAAGTTAGACCAAATGGCGAAGCTATCCTAACCGCGCCAAAAACGGCAAGCGATGAGCATATAAAATTTATCATAGAAAAAAGAGCCAAGTGGATAGCGCAAAAGCGCGCGTTTTTTGCCTCGTTTAAGACGCCCGAAAAAGAGTACGTAAGTGGCGAGGACTTTAAGTATCTTGGGCGAAGCTACCGGCTAAAAGTCGTGCAGTCTAAAGAGGAGTGCGTAAAGCTACAAAGGGGTTATCTAGAGCTGTTTGTAAAAGATAGAAGCGACATAAAGCGAAAAGAAAATTTGATTTATGAGTGGTATTATGAAAAGGCGATGTTATATTTTTTTAATATCTTGCAAGAGTTTAACAAGATAGTAAAACAAGATATCAAAAACGTAAAAATAAGGCAGATGAAGACGAGATGGGGAAGCTGCAATCCATATAAATCATATATAAATTTAAACACAGAGCTTATCAAAAAGCCAAGAGCGTGTATCGAGTATGTTGTATTCCACGAGCTAGTGCATCTTTTGTATCCCGACCACTCAAAGAAATTTTATGACTATCTAACGCTTTATATGCCTGACTGGCAAAAACGAAAGGAAATTTTAGAGAGAACTTAGGAATTTTATGATATTTAAATTTATTTATTTTTAAATTTTGAAAAATATTTTAAAATTTAAAGAAAAAATGGTGAAATCTTGATCTTATGATGTTGGTGAAGTAAGTGGTGGGTTCACCAGAAATCAAATTTATATATATAGTATCGTTAAATACGTTGTTTATTTCTTTAAGCTTTGCTTAACTCCGTTTTAACTCCGTAAAAATATTTTATTTTTTCGGTTCGTTTCCATTTGTAACATTTTTGTGTTAAAAAAACTCGATCGTGCTAAGCCAGTTATTATTTATGCTATGCGTGATTTTTGATATTATCGCTCTTAGCGTCTTTGGCTCATCTTTAAGCTTGATATTGATATACCCACCTGCAAAAAAGGGGCGACCATGTATAGACACAGTGCCAGCCAATACACTATTTTTTTGTCTCTTTAGCTTTGCTTCTGCTTTTGATAGTGCCTCTGCCTCATCACGTGCAAAATCGCTAAATTTAAGCACTGGAGTTCCTACTCCTACCTTTGAGACGACTGATTTATTTTTTTCGCTATCAAACCATTTTATCTCACAAGCATTATATTTTTTTGTGTGATTGATTTGGTAGTTTAAATCGATGATCTCGTCTTCGGTTATGGTGTATTCTACTCGGTCATGATCCTTGTCTTTGTCTATGAAAATGAGTGTTTTATTTTTCACACAAAAGGTTATTTCGAGATCGTCAGCTATCTTTTTACAAAACGCGCAGTCGCTTAGGTCGTATTGCTCGATGTCGCCTATCTCGTCCATCCGATTAAAATCGATCTTGATGTTATAGCCGTTTTCTTTGGCTATCGATTTTAAAATTTCTTTATAGCTTTGAGCTTTAAAAGTTCGGTTCTTTTTTTCGCGAAAAGCTTTAAAAAAATTTGCCGATATTGCCTCGATCTCGTAGCTTTGTTTATAATTATATTTGATAGTGGCGATCGTAAAATCACCCAAAAAAGCGCCGTCAATGTAAATTTTAATCTCGTCTTCTTCTCTTGGCAGTGGTGCGCTCCAGTGCATAAGCACATTTAAAACATCACTTTCGTCGCTCTCGTAGTCGTCTATGCCTATATCGATCCATGGTATCTCATTCGTTTTATCTACGCCGTTATATAAGATTTTGATTTGTGGCGCTCTATATCCTGCTATTCCCATAAGTATTTAGCCTTTTTTTCTTCTTGTGGCTCGATGCTTGGTAAATTTACCTCATCGCCACTTTTTAGCTTTGTTTTGTGTAAAAGATGCTCGTTTTCTCTTAGAAATTCGCTATAAACGTTTTGATTTAAAGAGCCGTAAATTTTAAAGCATATCATGTCCATGCTCTCGTCATCTTTTGCTATATAAATTTTCATTTTTTCAACTCCTGCGAGAATATATACTCCGCCTTTGCTAGCACTGCATCGCTTATCTTTAGTGCCTCTGCGTCAAGATCGGATAGTTTTCGTAAATAAAAAAAGCTCCTGCCATCTTTTGCCACTGCTTGACCTGTCAAAAATCCGCTTGTGTTGCCTTTGTTCTGCCTTGTTTTGGTAAGCCCCCTAACATAGAAATGCCGCCCCTTTGGTATGCCGTAGTCATATCCTTTTGGTCTTGCGTGAGCTTCGAGCATGAAAGGCGTTATAGCTTTTGGCATGGCAAATATTTTGATACTTAGGTCGTCCGCTCTCGCTCCGCGTCTTACAAGACGCTTTTTGTCAAGGTATCTCTTTTTGATTGATACTCTTTTTGCGATTAGTTCTCTTTGCTCTTTTGATACTTTTGTAAGCGTTCTATTCATCGCATTTCTTAATACCCTTGTGACCTCTTTGCTGAATTGATTAAAATCGCTCATAGTAAATAGCCTGAAATTCTGATTTTTTTTGTGTAATACCAAATGCCATTAAAAAAGAGTTTGACAAAGTTATCGGTGCTTTGTGTCATCGAGTAGATAAGTATATAGTTGCCTCGCACGAGGTCAAAGGCTGAAATTTTAAGCGGTATCGCTTGCTTTACTAGCTCTTCAAATCCGCTAAATTTAAGCACATCATCGAGCAATATAGTAGATTCAAAGCTAAATTCCTCATCATATCCGCCTAGATGTGTATATACTGGTCTTGTGATCGTGTTTTTCTTGTCGTAATTCACGCTTAAATTTTTCTCTATGCCTGCGACGTTGTCATCTATGCTAAAAACATATTTATCGATCGTTATTATCCTCATATCTACCCCTTAGTCGCCATAACTATAGCTCGAGTTTTGCACCGCTTTGGCTACCGCCTGCGGCGTGGCGTTTGATCCGCTCATCGTGATATTTACTACTTTGTTGTCGTTGATAGTCTGATTTTTATTGTTCGCTGCGTTTTGCCTTTTAGCTTCCGCGTTCTCACTTATCGCTCCGTTTGTGCTTTGTGTTTTTGGCTTACTATCGTAAAATAAATTTAAAGGGTTATACCAACTGCGATCCGCTCCATCCTTAGCCCCTAGCACATCTTTTAAACCGCCACTTATATCGAGATTTTTAAAGCCGTCTACAATACTATTAAATGCATCAACTACTGGCTGAAAAAATGCCAAAAGGTCATTTAGTAGGCTTTTTGCTTCTTCGATCCATGTGCTAAATTTAAGCCTTACTATGTCTATTATAAGCGCTATTGCGTTTATGATGTTACACACTGCTTGAAGTGGGTAAGTAATAATATTTAAGGCGTAGCTCATCCATTTTCCAAACTCTCGCCCTGCATTTGTTGCTGTGTCAAGCTCCTCGGATGTAGCATTGCTTTGGTTAAAAAGTAGTTCAAAAAGCGAGGCTATGCCTGAAAAAATAGGCTTTATGGCATTATTCCAAACTCCACTAAGCGCATCTGTGAGCCACTCACAATTTTGACTAAGCGCCTCAAATGTGCCTAATAAAAAGGCTTTTACGTGATCCCAATATTTATAAATTAGCGCTCCAGCCGCTGCGATCGCTGCTAGAATAAGACCGATTGGATTGCTTAAAAATGCTAGGCTTAGCGCCCTAAAGCCTAAAACTATCTTTTTAAGACCTCCGACAAATCCTAGAGATGCACCACTTGCTGCACTGCTAGCCAATCTAAAGCTTTTTAAGTTGTTATTAACAAGTCCTGAGATCATCGCTTTTGTCTTCATTAGGATATTACACTGCGATAAAGATGCGTTTAGCTTTAGGCAGTCAAAAGGCAGCATCATTAAAATTTGGCGGTATCCACCAAGTGAGAGCGTCAAAAGTGCCGATGATGCTTTTAGTGTTGTCATTGCCACGTTGAAGCCAAAAAAAGCAGCTACACTAAAGCCTATTTTTTTAACTAATTCTTCGTTGTTTTGCGCAAATTCGGTTATTTTTTTTATAAAACCAGTGATCTTTTCTATTGCCTTACTGATATATGGCAAAAAGACATTGCCGATACTTATGCTAAGTGAATTTAATGTGTTTTTCATTAGCTGGATTTTGTTTGCGACGGTATTGCTTCTAGCTTGGAATTCTTTCTCGTTTGAGCCTAAAAATTTCTCCTTGCTACTAACCTCGTCAAGCGATTTTTTATAAACATCCATACCACTTATAAGCGTTGCGATGTCGCTATCATAGTTTGTTCCCATAATGGCACTAAGCAAAGCTCCTCTTTTTTGTGGTTCGATTTTTTTCATAGTTTCAAGAAATTTTAAAACCGCTCCCTGTGCGTCTGTTTTCATCATCGCTGAGAAATTTTTTATACTTAATCCAGTATGTTTAAAAGCAGCTTTTTGTTTAGCTCCGAGCGACTCTATATTATTTAATTTTTTTAGTAAAGCTTCGGATGCGGTCGCTGCGGTTTCTGGTGCTTTACCAAGCGATATAAATGTAGATGCGAGCGCGGCGGTTTGCTCTTTCGCTAAGCCTACTTGTTTGCCGATACCTGCTATCCTTTTCATAACCTCGACTATTTCGCTAGCTTTGGCGGCGTTGTTGTTTGATAGGTGGTTTATAACGTCCATCATTTCGCCAGTCTCATCAAGGCTCAGCGACAAGATGTTTTTTATTTTGCCTATCGTATCGCCTGCGCTCTCTGCCGTGATGTCAAAAGCAACGGCGGTTTTGGCTGCCATCTCGGTAAATTTTAAAAGTTCCTCTTTTGCTAGTCCCATTTGTCCGCCAGCTGCTGCAACTTGTGTTAAGCCATCGGCGGTCATTGGTATTGCTTGGCTCATTTTTAAAATTTCGTTTGAAAAGCCCTTGATCTCGTTGTCGTCTTTAAAATCAACTACTTTTTTTACATCCGCCATCGAGCTTTCAAAATCAATGGCACTTTTGATCGGTGCTGCGATCGCTGCTACTGATGCCACGCTTGCGACGATTTCGGTTTTTAAATTTGCTAGCTTTTGCTTTGCCTCGTCCATATCAATGCGGATCTTGGCTTTTGTGGCTCTTTGCAAGTCTTCTTTTAGCTTCGCCATTTGCGTGTGAAAACCTGCTTTTTGAAACGGCTCAACTTTTAGCTTTTGCAAGGCTGCGTTATACTTTTCTATGCCTGCTTTTATGTTTGCATTTAGCTTATCGCCTATGCTTATAGTGCTTCTATCAACGGCTTTAAGGATATTATTTAGCCCCTTAAGCTCCATGTTAAAGGTTAATGTTGCTTCTTGTGCCATATATTGCCTTTTTATTTTGATATTAGTAAAATACTAGTGATTTTTTATACAAGGTGGTTAAAATGGATTATTTAGGCGCTCTTTTGGCTGGGTTTATGCTCCCTATCATTCTCATGGTCGGTGGCTTAGTCGCTTGCATGTTCTGGTATGTAAGTGTGCCTTTGCTTGTGCTTTTTGTCGTTGCTAAAATTTATAAGAGCAAGAGCAGCAACGCCGCTCTTTAGTTTTGATTTATGCGTTTTGCGATTTCGAAATAATCTACAAATTCATTAAATTCTAATCCCATAACGTCGGATAATGTAAAATTTAGGGAGTGCGTGATTAGCGCAATCCCCTCTATTAGTTTTTTACATCAACGCCCATAAATCCGCTTATCATCTTGCTAAGCTCTACCCACTCGCTTATCGGTAGTGAGTTTAAAAACTCTTTGTTTAACTCGCCGTCACTCATATCAACGAGTAAATTTTTAGCCTGCTCGATCTCGTCGCCCTTTGCATTTTTTGTGGCGGATTGGATTTGTAGTAGAGTAGGGGCTTTTAGATATACCTTTTGCCCATCTGAAAATGTAAATTCCTCTTTTGGTAGTTCGATTTTTTGAAGTGGCATTTTTATCCCTTTTTATAAAATATTTTTGCGTATAGTGCCAAATAGATCGACGCCGTCATTTTCGAATATATGATTTAGCGCGTCATAAAGTATTACTCTTGATCCTGCAACTTCGAGCTTATAAAATGTTAGGCTTACTTCAAAGCTTAAATTTGCCTCTTTATTAAACTCAAATTTAGCTCCATCGAGGCTTTTTATCTTGCCCTCAAAAGTAGCGATAACTTGTTCATCGTCGCCGTTTGAATTTGTAGCGTTTGCTTTTAAGTATAGTTTTTGTGTCTTTGAACTATCCAGCATCTTAAAATATAGCTCGTTTAGGTTATTTACGGTGATTTTGGTATTTAGTGGCTTTACCACTGGCAAAACTGCTTCAAATTTGCCGATGCCGCTACTTGTTTCGATCGTCTCTTTTTCGATCTTTGGCAGTTCAACCTCAACGACCTCACCCATCAATCCGATGCCATCAATAAATAAATTTCCACCTGTAAATGCTTGCGCTTTTAACATTTTTACTCCTTTTTATAGTTCTTCGATTAGTTTTTGCGAGTAATCGGTTACTCGGTAAATTCTATTGACTATGCGTTTTATTAGTGGCATTTCTTGGACGTTGTGTTTAATATACACTATGCCCTCGCTTATAGTTTCGTTTGAGTTTAGATCCTTTGGCACCGTGATCTCGAAGCCTACTACCACGTTATTGGCGGTTAATCTTAGATAAAACGCTTCTAGGCTATCAACTACATTTTTGAGTACGTCGCGCATGCGTTTATCGATAGCTGTTTTTTGCGCTTTGAAAATCGTATCTATGGCGGTATAAAAAATAACATAAGTATGTATCGAGCTAAATAAATCATCATTGCAAGTTTCTCCACCCCATGCCCTTATGCCATCATCGGCGATTATAAGGCTTACGCCTTTACCTCTTAGCCTATCTGCCTCGCAGTCTTCGCCTTGTATAAGCTCGACTTTGTCTTGAATTCCGATAACTCCGTCGATAACTCTATTTGAATACGTTTGTGAAAATCCGTACTCGGTTTCTGCCATAATTTTCGCATAGAGTGCTATCAGAAACGCGCTAGCAGGGCGCACAACCTTATCAACTCTTATCACTTTTTGATACGAGATGATAGCTGTTTTGGTGCTATATTCTTGCAGTGTGGTATTTATCTCACTCTCTTTTGTTTTGTTTAGTTCGATCGCATAAACTCCACGCAGATAAGCGGCTATCTGCTTAAGTTTCTCGTGTGTGCCTTTGTCGTTGTAACCAACCGCTAAAAAGAATTTAGGTTTT